ATTTTGCCCCGAGGCCGTATTGCTTCTCGCTAGGTTGCAGCGCCTTAAGTAAAGGCCCGACTAAACCTGCGATAAAGGCGTTAGCCAATACTTTAGGGTCTGAAATACCTGACATATACAAAGCCGCCACGGATGCTATTGCCGCACGTGCGTAAGATTTTGCAGCTGCCTCTAATTGCTTTTTATTCATTATACTCTCCTGTAATGCCCTTTAGTTAGTTTGTCTTAATACGTATAAAGTGGCCGTACCCGTAGAGGTAATCGCGTATAAATCTTGATGATCTCCCACTAATAAAGAAAGTTTATCGCCGTTATCCAAGCGGTAGCCATTAGCTGCCGTTAGATCCGCGCCTCCTATGTAAATAATGCCGCTAGCTGAGTGCAGGTATACACTTTGATCTCCAATTTCTTGCGGCACTACTATCGCTTTTGTTGTAGTTACTGTTTCTACGGATGATCTAGGCATTTTCTAATCCTAACTTAGTAATGATCTCTTTAGCTTTAACCGGTGTAACTGTTACCTCAAAGTGCATATCGTCCGGTCTGCTCTTAAAGTCGCCGCCCCACTTGAGGCCGTACTTTTTAGCAAGGGCTCTAAGCATCGGGATCTTTTCAGCCGGGAAAGTGCCGGCCTTGCCGAGAGGATGCTTTGTAGCATTTAGATCGATAGCGGTACCGGATGAGTGACACGATAATTTTGTCGGATTACCTCGCACCATGCGGTAGGCGTAAGCCCAATCGTCAAAAGTGCCCTCATCGATCGGCTCAATTAGCTCGTGAAATTCAGCCGCGAAGGCTGCGAGTAGTGGCCCCACACTCTCAGCACATCGCAGCTTACGATCCGTACCCTTTACGAGGTAGGACTTTATTTTTATCTCGGCCGGATCTTTAGAGGCTGGGTAGCCATTGTAGCTTGTCTCCATTATGAAAGTAAGAGGCGAGCCTCGTCCTCAGTAATGCCTAATTTAGATAACAACGCTGATCTTTCTGTGATGTGGGCAGCCTCTTTTAATTTTTCTGCCTCATATAACTCACGATCTAGTTGCCACGATGCATATTCATCGTCGGTCATTTCACGATCAATAACTTCGTTAGTATCTATTTTGTGTATTCTTACCATAGGTTTAGTCATTTTATACTCCGTAAAGCAAGGCGGTGCCTGCGCTAAATGAATAGCCACCATCGTTTGTGATGACCAAAGATGTAATTGCTGTATTAGTCTCGAAGTAACCGCTAAATATTTCTAAAGCATCTGTGCTACTGCCATCTTGGTAATTGGCAAAACCTTGGATACCTTTGTAAGAGTTTGCGTTTGCGTATTGGCTAAAGGTAGCTCCAAAAATATTTTGACTACTTGTATTTAATTTGTTAGCTGCTGAGTTAAGCATTACATAACCGCCGACCGCTCCAGCTGTTGCAGCGCTGCTTCCGGTCTGTAAATAACTTGTACGTACATATGAAAAATTGTTAGTTGTGCCGTTTGGCGCTATTCGCATTTTTACGTTATCTGTTGCATTTACTACACCATAAATAAATAGGACTAAGTTTGTATAAGTAGAGGCAAAACCGCTAATAGTCGTTGATGTACCTGAAAGTGATGTAGTGCTTATCAAAGTCATGCCAGCCCCACCCGCAGCGGAGGCCCATTTTAATCCAGTGGCCTCGGCTGAGTCTGCCGTTAATACGGTGCCATTAGCTCCTACGCCTAAACGGGCAAAAGTGTCCGCACCTGTCCCCGGTACTAAATCACCTTTAGCATCGATAGCCGTAGCCATTGAGTTAGTAACGGTTACGGTACCCGAGGTACCTCCGCCGCTAATACCTACACCTGCGGTAACTCCCTCGATATCACCGGTAGCACCTGAGGCTACCCACGCTGCACCGTCGTAATACCATAGTGAGTTATTATCTTTAGTAAAAGCAAACTGACCCTCGGCGGGTGCGGTGATAGCTGCATCTCGTGCCGTAGCGTTTGTAAATACGTTAATTCCCTGCATGAGGTAGCCGTTTACATCGCCGGCCGTAAGTACCTCACCGGTTGTAAAGGTCTTAAAACCCTGACCAGCTGCCATCATTTCCTCCTAGTAAGCAAGCACGGAGGTATCGAGCACCCCGTATAGTGTTGAGTTTAGTATAAAGCCGTCGATAATCGGCTCTAGTGTTGTAAATGTCGTTTTCCATGAGTTAGGCGTAACGCGGTGGACTACGCCAAACACTTGTAAAGTCTGTTGCAGCGTCGAGTTACCAGGCTGATTAGTTGTAACCTCTACCGGGTCAAAAAAATCTAGGCTAAGAGCTGCAAGGATGCCATCGTTATAATCGTCCATATATAGATCAAGCTCGACCGCATCGCATCGAGTTTGGGTATCTTTACGGCTCGCTACATAAGCCCGGGCATAATCGAGCGCGGCTTGGTCTGTATCCATTACTAGATTAGTTTGGTTATATGAGTGTACAAAGTATTGCTCGATAGAGTCGTCATCCTGCGCGAGCTGAGCCGTACCGCCGATCTTAGTAATCGAGGCTGAGTTATAGACTTGAGTATCATCTAAGCGCCATACGGCGTTAAAGTAATTGATATCGGTGCCATCGTCATTAAATTTAGTTACCGGGAAAGCCTGAGACTCGATACAAAAGGCGCGATCGTGCAGCTCTACGGATCCTCGAGCATTGATATATAAAGCGCCGTACTCGGAGATGGTCGCCGTTTGTAATGCAGCTAGAGCGGTGCGAGGCGTACCCGGGTCTGCCTGAAAGATGGTATCGCCGTACTGTATTTCTCGCATTGATGGAGGCCAAGCGATCTCGTCGAGGATAGCGTTTACGCGCTCACCCGGTAGGTCGCCCGGAGCTGCAAGGGTTACGGTAGAGATTTGACTATTTTGGAAAAGTCTAAAAGCATCGACGGCGGTAATAGTCGTATAAACTACATCGGTCGCCATCTTAGGTGTAGTCGTCGTATAGCTAGTAATAAAACCGCTAAACATCGGGTACTCGACACCGGCGTACGTGCCGGTAATCTGTACCTTACGTAGAGGTGTAAGTAGACCGTAGTAAGGACCGTTTACATTTTGAGGGTTAAAGTCGCCATTTTGATCGACGATACGCAGCGTTAGCGTACCTGTTTGGAATACATCCGCCTGAGCGTTACGGCCTCTCATAGTAGTAACGCCGTCCACTTGATTAGACACGTCTACGATTAAAGCCTCAGAGTCTGCTAATACGTTTGTACCTAATTGGCCTGTACCTAAGATCATAGCTTGAGCAAAAGCCGGACCCGTAGAAAAGTTAATAATCGCGTTAATTACCGGGATGGTCATAGGACACCGGCCACCGTAAGTGGATCTCCGCCGCGATTAAGTTTTTGTATCGTATCTTGTAGCAAGGTAGCAAACTCGTCCGGTTGAGATATAACACCCGTAGTAAAATTAAGGTTATAAACATTGTTGCGAGAGCTGCCGCCACCGCCGACAGAGTTAAGCATTACGGCACTATCTAGCTCGGCTTGCTTGTAACTTGATAACGTACCGCGAGGCGTAATTGATGCCGCTAGAGCTAATACGGCATCGGCGGCCTTTAGTGCATCGCTTGTAGCCGGATCTATTAACTCAGGGGTAAGAGCGTCAATAGCCGCTTTAGTTGCATCGATTACCTCCTGTTGCGCCTCAGGACTTGCCTTAGCAAAATTGGGATCAGCGGCTAAATCTCCGCCGGTGAGTAAAGCGAGATAAGTTTTTAGAGCTGCAAGGCGCGCATCGTCGGCTTTCTTTTGAGCGGCGGCTACTCGATCGATCATCGATAACTCGGCTTGCTCTCGTAATAAAGCTGCGGTTTGTGCTGCGCTTGTAGTCTTACTCAAAGAGGCTAATTGGGCAATTTGATTTAATTGAGTGCGTACCCCCTCATCGTAAGACTCTTGAGCTGCTAATTTTCCGGCCGCCGTTATAGCGGCGTTATATTTCTTAAACGCTTCCTCGCGTAATAATTCTTTATCAGCTTCCGCCATTTTTGTTTTATCAATATTGTAAAGCTCATTTAGTAATTGATTGTTAAGAGCCGTTAAAGTCTCGTTACTTATTTCTTTAATACCGGCTAATTTGGCCATGTCTGTATTTTTTTGCAGGGCTGCAAGCTCGTTAATTTTCTTAAGGGCTAACTCGCCGTTATCCTCCTCGATGGCCTGTAAAGCCTCAAGGCGTAGGATCGTCTCTTTGTCGTAGGTAGCGCGTAAAGCTGCAGCGATAGAGATGCGGTTAGTGTCAAACACGGCCGCAGCCTTTGATAACGAAAGTTTATTTTTCTCTGCTAAAGCGCTTTTCTTTTGTAGGGCTAATAACTCTTTTTGGCGTTTAGCTGCCGCCGCCTCTGCCGCGGCTCTAGCCTTAGCGGCTTTAACCGCTGAGTCGGTCGAGCCCGAAATAGTCATAGGGGTCGTAAAAGGCTTAGGCATAAGTGCATCGGCTTTACCTATGTCACTTAAAAACTTAAACCATGAAATATTATAAACATACTCCCAATCTTTACCATCAAAGCCCGGGATAGTTTTTAATTTTGCGGCTAAGACACCGATACCGCGAATAACATCGGCCGTATTTTTGGCCGCCGTTTCCATATTTTTGGCTAAGTTTTCTACCGACTCATCATCGCCTAATTTAGAGATAGCATCGACTAAACCTTTACCGATAATCTCTTGAGCGTTATCGGCTGCCTCTTTGAGTACGCGCATCTTTCCGGCGTAAGTCTCAAGCTCTGCCGCGCCTGCGCCGGCAAAAGTACTAGTCAGTAACTTAACGGCATCGTTAAATTCTAAAGTCTTTAATTCGCTTTGACTAAGGCCTAGATTATATTTTCTAAGGCCTTTAGTATTGCCCACGTATAGCGCCGCAAGATCCTGATTTACCGTTAGTAAATCTTGGCCCGATCCGGCCGCAACATCTAGAGATAGGTTTAGTAGATCCTGAGCTTTAGTAGTAGATCCGGTTACGGTTACTAACTTTTGGAAAGCCTCACGCAATACCTCGCCCTCGTAACCAAATTTGGCGGATAAATCGCCTAAGTTTTTCTCAATCATGTCAGTATCGAAAGCTAAACCTAGATTTTTTAGTACTACCTCGAGGCGCTTGGCTGACTTTTCATTTTCTGCAAAAGCCTTAACGGCATTTTTACCGTAGGAAAGCATGGCCGCAGCGCCGAAAGTAAGGCCGAGAGTTTTAGCTAGGTTTTTTACGCCTTTCTCAAAGCCGCCTATCTGCTTTTGGCCTTTACCTAAAGCTTTACCGTCCCACGTAGATACGGCACTTACGACGAGGCTAGGTAAGTTTCTCATTATGCGGCCTTATCGTAACGGCCTTGATTAAAGGCGGCGATAGTATTTTCTATAGCTTTAATTACTGAGGCCTGTACCTTGCCTTGATCCTCGGCCCACGCTCTAAAGATCATGCGGCCACGCATCTCTCGACTATCACCGTAGAGAGGCCCCATACGGCTAACAAAATTAGCACCGGCGGCGGGGTTATTAGATTTACTCTTAGGGGATCCGCCCGGGTTAGTACGTCCTGCCGTCTCATAGATAGCACCCGAGGCAGATTTATTAGCGATGTAATACATAGCTCTAAAGCCGTTTTTATTACGCTCACTCGGAGCGGCTGAGTAATAGATACCTTTACGAGCTGCCTCGGCATCATAAAAGGGAAAACGGCGTAGCTTTCCCTCACTATTAAAAGTACGAAATGCAGAATTACGAGCCGTAATCTTTCTACCGGAGGTACCCTCGTCCCAGTTATAAAGCCCACCCGGCGCGGCCGTCGGTGCGTAGCCTCGAGCTTTATCCCGTATCGGGATCATGATGCCTTTAATCTCTTTATTCATCTCTTTTAATAACTCGGGATCTATTTTACGGATAGCGCGCAGAGTCTCTTTAACGCCGTCTAGTTTTACTGACATTTTTAGACTCCTCCGCTTGCTCGTTTAATACCTTTACTAACATCTTAAACATCTCGGCATCTAAGTCGAGTATCGCTTGAGGCGCGACCCCTAACCGTATCGATAGTTGCGCTACCAAATAGGTTAGAGTGCCGCGCCCTAGCTTAAAGGCTCGTCGTCTAGTACCTCGACTTTTTTAAGAGTATCTAAAAACTCGGCTCCAAACATTGGTACGGTTTCGCCGGATGTACGTAAGCACTCCCACGCTAACCAATATACGTCGCTCTGTTTCTCGTCATCTCTAAAGGCTTTGTGAAAACCTTTTTTTGCGTATAACTCAAAGGCGTACTCAATTCGAGGCGAGATTTGATGCTCGCTAACCTCGCCCGTAGCCCTTGTGATTTTGAGTCGTGCCATTTGTTGCCCCTTTGTTAGTTAGTTATGGTGCGGTAGTAATTACGATAGGTGAGTTACACGTAAACGTGATGCTCTGAGTACCAATATCTCCGACGGCTCCGTTAATATCTGTAGTGTTATTAACTAGGATAGTCGTAGCATATTGAGGGTTAGTAGCTGAGGTAGTCGCGCTAGTTTGCTTTAGCGTGATAGGCACGGTAGTGCCCCACGCCGCTTGTAGAGTAGCGTTTACGTTTGCCGCTGCGGTATCGCTCAAAAAGTCTAAAGAGATCGTGCTTGTCTCTAAGCCTTTCGTAAATTTTCTCGAGCTATCGCCCATAGCGGTAACTTCGAGCTCCTCAAATACGCGGTTAATTGTCGCGCTTGTAACATGGTCAGAGAGTGCAACCGAGTTAAGGGTTACGACTACTCCATTTGATAGAAATACGGCCATCGCCTATTCCTCGCTTTTCTCTGTAGTAGGTGTGTTTGTTTTTGTTTCTTTTTTTGGCGCTTCGGTAATCTGCCCTATCTTGATAAGAAAGGCGATATCTTCATCGGTTAGGCTCATGCTTAACTCCACTCGGTTAGTATTGAGATAGTAATGTCTGTAGTTAGTAAATCGCCACTTTGCACCGTTAAAACGCTCGGAGCACTTACCGC